CCTAATGGTAAACCTAACAAAAACCATAAGGTTATGCATATGGGTAACCATATGGGAAATGAAAATGTAAATGAAGATATAATTGAAATTAATAGAATAGAAGGAGTTGAAAATTTCATTGTCATAAATTCTAAATACGCAGGCGATAAGAAATATAGAATCTGGGGGGTGGATGGTTTAAACAAATTCTACCAGATGAATATTAGCTCAGTACCATATCCAGAACACGCTTCTAAATTCATGAGTCGAAACAAGGGCAAACCATTTGAGGACTTCAAACACGTTTTTAATTCATTCAACAAGTTCGTAGAAAAGCAATACCAATGAGAGATTACTCAGAAAAATACCTACTAATCCAGCGCGATTTTCCTAACCGTGCCGGTGAAATATTGAGAATCATTACCACTCAAAAGAGGCTTATTCAGAAACTTGGACACCAGAAAGGCGATGTAGGGGCTTTAATGCTTGCCAGCGCTGAAGCACACGACAGGACATTAGAAACCCTCGACTGGATGAAAGAAGTCCTTCAAGGGGTTTTAAATGACGCTGAGGCCCTAAAGGAAGGAAGCCATGTAAGAAACGCTTTAGCCTTTCAAAGTTCAATAGTTGAAGAATGGATAAACCGGAAAGCATGAGCCTTTTAGAACAAACACGGAAACAACTACGAAGCACCCTTGAGCCTGGACGCGAATACTTTGAGGCCCCAGAAACCTATGAGGCCGAAATTAAAACAGGCGTAAAGTGGGAAACGCTATCCTATGGTCACCAAATGCTCGACCTGCATTGCCCATATAAGCAAGGCCAACTAACCACAATAATCGGGCACACCAACGTAGGAAAGACTTACCTTATTCTTTACCTGCTATCGAAACTTATTCACCATAAGCGAATATTAATATATTCAGCCGAAAACAGGATTAGTCAGATAGCACGAATGATTCTGCGCTTTGTGTTTGGCGTTGACCAATTCAATGATGCTCAGTTTAAATGGTTACGTGAGCGGGTTTTATTCATCAGGCACGCCAAACAATTTACCTACAAAGAACTATTGGAACAAATAAGTATTTCAGATGATATAGGTTTCAACGCAGATATAGCTTTCATTGACCCTTATAACTCTTTGAAGCTTGACACGAAAGGCAACTCACATGAATACCATCTGGAAGCTATCGAAGACCTGCGTATTTTCACTATGCAGACAAAGAAATCTATCTTTCTGAATTGTCACACGGTAACGGAATCGCAACGCCAAAAGCCTAATCAAGACGGTGAAACAACTATGCCAATCATGAGTGATGTTGAAGGTGGTGGCAAGTTCCCAAATAAATCGGATGACGTTTGGGTTATCCATCGCCAACTATGGGCACGAAATGAAGATGAAAGATTTGTAACTTTGTTAGGCGTTGCAAAGGTGCGCAATACTGAAGGTGGCGGAAAACCTACGTCATGGGCCGAGCCTATCAGATGGAGATTCAAACGCGATTGGACTGGATTCACTCAAGACCAAGATGAAATAAAAAGATTTGCGCCAATGAGTTTTACCGAACCTAAACAACCCGATGATTTGCCTTTTTGAAAATTTAACCCTTAACTTTACACCAATGATTCCCGTCATTCTTGCCCCCGTCCTTATCGCCACTTACCTAACCGGATGCACAATTGCCCTCGGCATATACATCGGCCAGGAGCGCAACTTCCGCCAACCAATCCAAAAAATAGTAACTTGCGCCATCGTTACAGCCCTTAGCTGGGCCTCAGTTGGTTGGGTACTTGGTAAAATTCTTAGAGGAAATTAATATATATTTGCATTATGGTAAACAACCCATTTACAACCGGTAACAAAACCCGACCCGAAAAGCCCAAAGCCGAATAGGGGCGGGTTTATTGCTTATGGAAGATCACCCAAAATACGAAAGCAAAAACAAAGGCGGAAGACCTCTAAAGTTTCAATCTGTTAATGAGCTTCAAATATCTATTGACAAGTATTTTGAAGAAACGCCAGATGATGAATGGACTTGGACTGGCTTGGCAATGGCTTTAGATACCAGTCGCGAAACCCTCCAAAACTATAAGGAAAGGCCAGAGTTTTTTGACCCGCTTAAAAAAGCCCTCCTAAAAGTTGAAAACGGATACGAAAAAGACCTAAAGAAAAAAGGCCAAACGGGTACTATTTTCGCCCTTAAGAACTTTGGATGGACTGATAGACAAGAAATCAAGCACGAAGGACTGGCACCCCCATTCATGGCTAATGATCCCCTGAGCGATGGCAAGTGATAAAGTTGATATTCTTAAAGTTACTTACCAAAGCCAAACATTGGGCTTCGTTGTTTGTGAAAAGGTTGGGCGAACGCGATAGGCTGCCAACTGACCCAATAACTATTTGGTCAGAAACATACGATCAAACTATAAAGAGATTGGATGACCTATTGAAAGATGCAAGTAACAACAGCGCTCCGAAAGATTAGCGCCCTTAAAAAGCGTATTTGGGTCATACAGGGCGGGCAAGGGGCAGGTAAAACTATTTCAATCCTCCTCCTTTTAGCAAATCACGCATACAGCAACAAGGACAAACAGATATTCATTTGCTCCCATGAACTGAGTAAAATGCGTATTACCGTCATCAAAGACTTCATCAGCGTCATGAAGTCGGTCGGCATCTACGAGGATGAACGTTTTACCGATGGCACCCTGTATCGGTTCGCTTCTGGGTCATTTATCAAGTTCATAGGCTTGGACAAGGAAGATATAGGCAAGGGGTTACGCTCGGATATTGTTTTCATAAATGAGGCCAACAAGGTATCATTCGAGGCATACCGTGAATTAACCAGCCGCGCAAAACGGGTAATCCTTGACTTCAACCCGAACTCTGAGTTTTATGCCCATACCGATGTACTCAAGCGGGATGATGCAGAGATGCTTGTATTAACTTACAAGGACAACGAATTTCTAAGCCCGCAGGAAGTGCGCGAAATTGAAATGATGCGTGAGCGGGCATTCATTGACCCCGATAAGCCTGACCAGCCCCACAACGTCAAAAGCGAATACTGGCGCAACAAGTGGAACGTTTACGGCCTCGGCCAGATAGGAGTTAACCCCAACCGAATATTCAACTGGCGCGAAATAGACCTGACCGCCTATACCAAGATCACCGCCAAAACATACTACGGGGTAGACTGGGGTACGGTTGACCCGTGGGGCATTGTTGAGGCTAAGTATTACGATGGAAACCTGTACATCCGTGAACTTAACTATGCCAGTGAGAATGAGATCATGGCACGGCTTACCCCAACCGAAGCGCACCAAGTACGCGCTAAAGATGAGGGGCTAGTACTATGGATGTTTGAAAGGTTGGGTATCCCTAAGAATGCAATCATAGTCTGCGATGACAACCGCCCCGGCAAGGTTATGGCCTTGCGCGATAGGGGTTACGATTACGCCATAACGGCCAATAAAGGGGCAGGGTCAATCCTTGAGGGTATAGGCATACTTGAAAAGCTAAATATTTTCTATACCTCAGACAGCGAAAACATACGCTACGAACAGGAGAACTATTGCCGAAAGATTGACAGGAGCGGCATAGTAACGGAAGAGCCTGACGATGCTAATAATCACCTTTGCGACCCTTCCCGCTATATCGCTCTATTCCTAAGAGATAACGGTATTATCAAAATAGTATAGTTTCCCATTTCACGTGAAACATTCCTATAATGGTCGATAAAGTGCCATATTAGGAAAATCCCAAAAAGGGTTTTTACTTTGCATCGTTGCCGTAGCCACTGGGCTATATTTAGCGGTGACTTTTTTAGATGTGAAGCTAATACCGTACGGATTTCTCAAATCGTTAGGGCTTTCCATATTTGGCCAACGTGCCAATTTTGGGCTTCGCTATCTTGACACTCAGACAAAATTCAACACCTACGGCCTCGACCGCGAAAAGCTGTTAATGGTATTGTCAAATCCAGCAGCATTGAAGGTTATCAGCCTTCAATGTGATTTGTTTTCGCTTGGGCGTGTTTGTGTTAAGGATGCCAAAGACAAAGAAATCGAGGCCGACCCATTTTTAGACTTCATCGGTAACCCTAACCCGTTTCAAACAGAAGCTCAGTTTAAGTGGGATTTCATGTTCTGGCTAATGCTAGGCAACTGCAATACATATATAGCCGTCTATTGAACGACAAAAACAAGATGTACCATTTGCAGCCTGACAAACTTTACTGGCCTGATTCTCTGCAAAAGGAAGCCGACAAGCTAATATTTTCCGATGCCGCTTTGCGTGATCGAGCTAAAACAAACTTGCAATACCGGTACAACGATGGAACAGTATTTAACTTGCCATTGGAAAAACTGGCCTTATCCCACGACCTAAGTAACGGCACTGGCAACTGGTACAAGGGTGCAAGCCGTTGGGATGCGTTGTATAAGGTTGTGAGCAACAGTGAAGCAGCACTGGATGCCAAAAACATAAACGTGCGTTATGCTGGTAAGTTCTTAGTGGGGTCAACCGCAGCGGGTGCAAACAATCTGAAATCTTTTGGACTTGGTGAAGAAGAAAAGGCAGACATCATTAACAAGATGGACGGCAGCAAAAATGTTTTCCCCCTTCAATCAATGGTGGAGATCAGGCGCTTCGTTGAAAACATGCGCGTGTTAGAGCTTGGCACTTCTTATCAAGAGGACTTCTTCATTATTGGGGGTTTATTCAACATCCCTAAGGACGTGTTAGAGGCTTACATCAAATCCTCCACATTCGAGAACCAAGAGAAGGCGCGCATGGCACACGTTGCCTATACGTTGCAACCAAAGGGCAACGAATGGATGAACGCCTTTGAAAAGCATTTCGGCTATGACAAGCAGGGCAAAAACATTACTATCTCATGGGATCACCTGCCTATGATGGGCGTGTTTAAGGCGCAAGACTCAACCACTAAGAAAACGCAGATAGAGACATTGACGGCTATGTTATCCGCTGGCATACCTATCAAGCAAGTGAACGAATTTTTGGGTACTGAATTTAAAATAGAAAAACCGGAACCTAAACCAGAAAGCAATGGAAACATCAACGAAGCCGGACAAGGAGGCAATCAAAACGGCACAAGAGAAAATCAAGGCAGCGAAGATGAACAACCAAACGATTAAGAAATGAAACCTTTCGTTTTTAAATATCAGGGCTTGGTCAATGGTGTAATCACCACCATGTTAAAAGACTTTGACACCCAAAAGGAAATGATTCGCTACGTGGTGGCAAACAAAGAAGCCATAATCACCCAAAAGAAAGCGGTCGTTAAGAATGCCGATGCGGTGCAGTTCGAGCCTATCACCATGAACAGCGATCTAACCGCTATCAAAGGTTTAAAGCCTGTTTATGAAAACGACAAAGAGGCCGGAATATTAAAGCGCACAATCCTGGCAAATACTTATTGGTGGATGGATAGCCATGACGATGTTCACATCGGCAGGGGCGAAGGTGACAAAGGTATTTTCACCGAAAGCATTCAGGGCAAATCATCACGTATCCCGCCCATTGACCAACATAACTATTCACTCGATGGCAAGATGGGTAAGACTATAACCCTATCGGAAGAAATGATTTCATGGCGTGAATTAGGATTAGGCAAGACAGGCATGACCGAAGGGCTTTTTGCCGTTGCTGAAATTCATAAGAACATGAACGAAAGGCGATATAATGACTATCTCAATAACGAGATAGACCAGCATAGCGTGGGTATGCAATATCAAGACATTGAACTAGCCGTGAACGATCAGGAGGAATTTCCGAAGGAGTTCAAGGTATGGCAAAAATATATCAACAAGATTGGCAACAGGTCACGGGCAGAGGGAAAAGGATTGTTCTTCGCTGTTTCTAAGGCCAAACTTGTCGAATACTCAGCGGTCATCGCTGGGTCGAATGAACTTACACCGGTTATCGGTGCGCCTTCAGGTGAAGGGGCAAAGAGTAGCGCAGGGGCGCAGCGTGATCCGCGTGTATTGGAAGGGTTAAAAGAATTGTTAAACAAAACCAAAATTTAAAAAAATGGAAGATTCAAAAGAAACACTTGACGCCATCAACAAGGTAGGCAAGCAAGTGGAAGAGTTTAAGACTAAACTCGGAGAAAAGGCCGACAAAGGCGAATTTAAAACGCAGTTCGAGGCTATCGAAACATCAATGAAAGGTTTGACTGCCAACGTTGAGAAGATCGAAAAGGAAAAACTTGGCGAAACACTAAAAGCTATTCAGACTCAAATGACTGAGATGGCTGAGGATGTTGCACGGGTGAAAGAAAATGGCAACAAGCCAAGCGCTAATAAATCATTTGGTGCGGTGGTTATTGATGCTATCAAGGCTGCTGGGCTTCACGAAAAAAAGTCATGGAGCAAGAACGAACACCAATCAGTAGAGGTTAAGTACGATTTTGCCGGAATCATGCAAAAGGCATCGGCCAATATGGGGACTGGAAACGTTACCCCAGTTGGTACTGACTCTATTGCCTTTTCTTTGGCTGAATATGAAAGCGGATTAACCCGCATCGTAAGGCGCAGGCCGTGGATTTTGAACATCGCCAACGTATCGCGCACAAACAAGAAGTACGTGCAGTGGGCTGAACAAGCGAACCCTGACGGTACTACCGACTACACCGCTGAAGGTGCAGCTAAAAACAAAATTGATTTTGATTGGGTTGAAAAGTCTGCTGAGGTGTTGAAGGTTACGGCCTACATCAAAGTTTCAAAAGAGGCTTTGGAAGATTTGGACGGCCTGCAAAACGAAATCAACATGGAATTGACCGAACAAATACTGTTGAAAGTAGACGCTGAACTGTTGAGTGGTGCCGGTACTTCTGGAATCCTGAAAGGCATCCTTTCAGGTGATACCGCTTGGGCTGCTGGTTCATTTGCCACAAGCATTCCGAACGCCAACAAATCCGATGTATTGCGTACAGCAATTGCGCAGGTAGTTGCTAACGAATTTGTTCCTGACTATGCTTTGTTGCATCCTAACGACATCGCATCTATGGAGCTTGAGAAGGGCAGCGATGGCCATTACGTATTGCCTCCTTTCCGTAGTGCTGATGGTACCCTGATTTCAGGCGTGAAGGTTATCGGCAACACCGGCCAAACTGTTGACAAGTTTACAGTTGGTGACTTCACTAAGTTCAATGTGAAGATGCGCGATGATATGATGATTGACATCGGTCTGGATGCCGATGACTTCACTAAAAACTTGCGTACTATCCTGGGCGAGATTCGTCTGGTATCTTACATCAAGACAAACCACGCTGGCGCTTTTGTGTCTGGTGATTTTTCTGATGCTATTACAGCTATCAATCTTGTTTAATCCTGTAAACTGAAAAATTAAAAATGAAAAAGTTAATAACTCTGCTCTTCGCAATGGTAGCCTTTGCGGTGAGTGCCCAGTTGACAGCAACTGGCAATTTATCGAACTCAATCAAGATGAAAACGGCAGCGGGGGTAGATTCCGCTATCGTTACTAACTCAGGTTCAGGTTCGATTTCCGTTACTTTCACTCAAAAGAAAGCGGAAAGTATTCAATTGCTTGTGACCAAGACCAGTGGAACGCTTGGAGGTACCGCCACTTTGTACGGTTCAAACGATGGTGTAAACTGGACGGCTTTGACCGATGCCACATCAACGCCTACCGTTACAGCCTACACGGTAACCGATGCGGGTACTTATGCCGCGCCTCAAGCTAAATTTTGGTCATTGGTTAGCCATGATTTCAGAGCTTACCAAATCACATGGGTAGGCACCGGAACGATGGCCGGACGTATGAAGGCAATGGTTAAGTATAATTAAACTTATCTCCTATGGCTATTCTAAAGGCTACGGACTTTATTGATAAACCCTATCAGGTTCCAAATCAAGAGGAATCACCGGAGTTCGTTGCCTTTATTGAGAAATGGGAGGCTAAACTTTTAAAGGCGTTGTTGGGGCTTGACCTCTACAACGCCTTTATTACTGACTTGGCAGAGGTCACACCGTTAGCGATTTACACGGATTTACGAGACGGCAAAGAGTATGAATGGAATGGCAAGCCTTATGAATGGGTGGGCATGGTCGAAATGTTACGCCCTGCAATCTATTCAGAATGGATAAAGCAAACACATAGACACCTGACTACATCGGGCATGATCGGTGCAACGGGACAGCAGAACACCCAAGTACTTGACCCTATGCCTGACATCGTTGAGAAATGGAATGAGTTTGCCGTTTATGCTGGTTACGATTATTGCCGTGAAAATACTTTGTACGGCTTTCTCTATGCCAATAGTGCAGACTATGAAGACGATGAAGGGGAGTTAATCTTTAACCCACCCCAATTAAAAAACCGATTTGATTTATAACAACATGAGAAAACCCACCACCGCAGAAGTAATACAATCATTTCTAGTAATATCCCTATTCTTTACCGTTGGGGCTTTCCTTCTTGGATTAGCCTGTAATGCCTTTTGGTCACTGTTCAAACTTGGCTTCAACTTATGGTAACGGGCGAAGTAAAACTAAACGGCACTAAGTACACATTCCCTGTATGCTTCGAGGAAATGACCACTGGCATTCTTCAACGCATTGTCACCGAATGGGATTTGACCAAAGAGTTAGGTGATCGAAACTACTTCAAGCTATTTGGCATATTCACGGGCACGGACTTTAACGACTTCCATGCCACGGCTGAGAATGAGGTAACAGTTTATAACTGCATTAAGTGGTTTGTTGAGCACACACACACAGATCCGTTTTTGCAGAACGTTTGGCCAAAGGAAATGCCAAAGGTTTTGAAGGTTGGCGAAAGTATTATTTCAATACCTGAGAATGTCAAAGCCTTATCCATAGGCGCAAACATACACGCACGGCAAGCGGCTGAAAGGTCACTAACACTTTACGATGAAAACAAACAGGCCATTGAATATAGCTGTTATGCCATTGTCGCGGCTATTTATTTGCAGCCGGAGATTGACGGTAAGCCTTTCAGTTTTGAACGTGCCAAGCAAATCGAAAAGGATTTGCTAGATATGCCCGCTTACCTTATCCGCCCTATCGGTTTTTTCTTGTTAGCCAATGTCTTAAAGTATGGACGGAAGCCAGAGAGGCATTGGCACAAAACCCTGACCAACCCGATAAAGAGTTTAATCAAGAGGTGGCAATCTTGGCGAAAGCTCAAAGATTGGCAAGGTTCGATGACCTTGACATCTTAGGCGAGTATGGCGAGCGGTTTGGGAAAGATCCTGATTTGCAGGTTTTCCCATTTGTAAGGTTTGATACCATAATGGCGTTTAAATTAATGTGGAAAGAGAAACAAGAGTACCGCGATAGATTTCAAGAGATATGGAAGAAACTAGCACAGGCGAGGGAATCGAAACAGTAATGGATGCCATTCGTTGGGCTTCTGCTAAAGCGGGCATTAATGAAGTTGTGCTGGCTAATATCAGCGAGGCGCAAAAGTTTATTGAGTCATTCAAAGCTAATCAATACCCTATAAACGTAATAGTACCGTGGACAATGAACGGCACAACCGATAAGAATACAGGTATTAGAAACGCTGTTATCCCTTTTCAGGGGTGGGTAATTACACGCACAAAAGAGAATCAAATAGACTATCGAAGCGTAAAGGTTGAGGAGTTATACATTGAACCTATGCGCATATTGGCGGCTAAGTTTATTAAGAACCTACTCAAGACCGATGTTATTGATCTACAAGTTTTGAAAGTGACGGATACCATTAAGCCTGAATACTTCTTTCTCAATCAGCAACTAATGGGCGTGTCTTATAATTTGAATTTACCCGTAATCTCAAACGTATGTTAAGCCATCAAGACAGAAACATATTGACGCCTGAACAGATTTATGACTACATGCACGATGAGCATACGCCTTATTCAGCCATGAGCAAGGAGGATGGCAAGAAGCATATCATTGAATTGATTGAACGTTACGCTCATTTTTATCATGTTGACAAGCTAGCAGAATTTGGAGGGCATAAGGAATGAGCAAGGAATCAATAGAGCACTTTTTTAAATCAGTCGTTTCCGATATGGCACGTAGAAACGAGAAAGTTCCTGTTGATAAATTTGAAGCAAAGGCAGAAAGCGCAAGCGGTCAATTACTTGCCCCTGATTGGTTCCGTTACATGATAACGGGGCGCGGCCCTGGCAAGATGCCGCCCGTTGAAAATATACTTAGATGGGTGGAAAAGTACATCAGTCAACCCGTGCGAGAAAACAAGGATGGCACATTCTCAATAGTGCCTTTCGAGTCGGTGGCGTTTGCCATTGCGGTTAAGATAGGCAACGAAGGAACGCAAGTTTGGAAAGGTGAAAAACAAGGCGTTGACCTGTTGGGGGCAATGGAAAGCAACATGGAGGAACTTTTAAAAGGCATAGCCGAAAGTAAGGCATTACAGATAGCAACATCACTAAGTAGCGCGGTAAAGAAATGAGCTTAACAGTAACACAACGGCCAAGCCAAACGATAAGCGGTGAAACATCGCGTTGGAACGCTATCGCCCATCCATTGCTATACAAGATGCAGCGCAAGGATTTCACATTTGCCAGCATTACCAACTCAGGCGGTTTTGTACGGTTGGTTTTAGATGCTTCTTTTGGAAATGTGGCCAGCTCTTTCGATGTGGATGACGTTGTCTATTTCCAAACCGATGCGGGCGTGTATGCTGTTAATGGCATTGTAACCGCTTCAAGCTATTCAGCGCCTAACACATTAGTAGACTTAGGCGCAACGGCCTACATTTCCTCCTCCACGGGCTTTGTAAATAACGAAACCCTTCGCCCTCTATACGGTGTCGATGTAAGTGTTTATGATGCCGCTAACGTTTTACTGAATGCCGACCCTTTCCGATTCTCACCCAGCAGCAAGGGCGCTTTGGTAATTGATATTCAGTCAATCTTACGCGCTTATTTATCGCCTGACAATAATGCAGACTTAACCGGAACAACGGAAATATTTGACGATTCAGGCGTTTACAAAAAGTTTTACATCAAGTACACTGAAGTATGGACGGCAAGCGCGGAGTCTGAAACGAACGATTCATCTAATCAGTTTTTTGCAACCCTTTCAGCCTTACAAATACCAGCTACCTATGGCAGTAACATGGGTCAGTATGTAACGTTTGAGGATGGTGGCCCCGTTGCTAAGTTCCTTACCAGGCTGGATACTCCGCGAATGTGGAGGGGTTACCCTTTCCTTTTGTCGGCCATCGTGGGCGATAATGTTTCCAGTAACGTATTCTTAGACATTACCGACACCACTCCACCGGCTGCCTATACGGGAAAGGTTTTAAACTT